CCGTAGACTTTGCCGTCAATCCGGACTTTGTAGGAGACCTGTGCGGACACTTGCCAGGAGATTGTTAGAAACGGCTTTCCGTCTCCCTGGACGGTCTGGACAAGCGGAGCGCCCAGCACGACCAGGCTCACCGGGCTTGACCATGGGCTTTCGTCCCCGCCCGCACTTGTTACTTTGACGCGCCACCAAACTGTGCCGCCCGGCAGCGTCCCTCTTGGGGCCGTGTAGTTCTTGGCGCTTCCGGTCACGCCGGGCCCCAGCGCCGTCCACGTTGTCTGGTCTGTGCTGTATTGCAGGGCCGCGCTCGCCTGATCTGTGCCGTCCAGACTGTAGTAGGCCCACTCGAATTCGATTTCTGATTCCGCGTTTTCAACTACGTTTATTGGGCGCAGCGGCGTGGCTGCCACGTCTCCGTTGACGGCGGTGAGGGTATATAAATCGGTCTGCGTCGTGCGCCCATCGTTGTCCGTCGCCTCCGCGTACCATTGGACCGTACCCTCTGTGATCGTCCCGGCCTCCAGCGTGGCCGACGCCTCATCCCCGCTCGGCGTCATGGCGACAGCGGAAAACGTTCCGCTCGTTCCCGCTCTCCAGTATAGCGTCGCCGCCGTTATGGTATAGGGTGGGTATGCCGTCGAGTTATAGACGGAGACGGAGAATGTTTGCTGATTACCAGCAACAATAAATCCGCTTGTCGGCGTGTTGACCGGGAACACCTGCGACGGCGTGGAGATTGACGCAAGTTCCAGGCTTACCAGGGACGCATACGTTCTGTCAAGGTTTGTCGTATTAGCGCCTAAAACAATAACGCAATACTGATTTGATATTGTCGCGCTGTCAAGCGTAAACGAAAAAGGCGTCGGCGTTGACGACGAAATACTTTTGCTGTCAGAGTCCAGCGGCGTTCCCGCAGGGTCGCTGCCAGCGACAATCGTGCAGATTGCGACTCCGGCTTCGTTTGTATTAAGTGTTACCTCGGCCTTGAATTGTGTAAAGCTGACGTCCTCTCTCGGCAAGCGGAAAAGATACGCCAGCCGGTTGCTTGTACCGTAGTCCCCCCCGAAGGTATGCCCGCTCTGAATATTGCTTTCTTCCCAGTTCGTCGGCCATTCGTCGGAGTATCGTTCGCTTTTTTTCCAGCCGATAGGCTGAATACTCATCGTCTGCGCCATTACGCCATCCGCCTCCGATCCTCAAGATACCCGACGTCCCCGTGGAGCTGCCGGAGCATCCCCACGGCCTCGCCGAGCAGGAGCTCAATGCGGCTTGTGTCCGTCCCGCTTCCGACAAGCTGCGTGCTCTCCTGGTTGCTGTAAATTTTGCTGCCCCGCGGCAGCTCTACCAGTTCCGGGCCGCCCTCGCCCACCCAGGTGAGGCCGCCGCGCCAGTAGTCCGTGCCGGAGGCGTTCCAGGCGTTGGAGCTGGGGTCATATGCGTTATCCATCCGCCGTTCCAGCCAGTCCCAGGGCATTTCCCGGATGCCGTTCACAACACGATCCACAAAATCAGCCAGGGTGCTCACCGCTGCCGCCAGGCCCTCCACCAGCGGCGTCACGGCGGGCAGGACGGTATTTATCAGCTCAAGCCCGATTCCGAGGATTTTTCCCAGCGGCTCCAAAAAAGCGCCCAGGTTTTCGATGATGCCCGATTCCGCAAGGCTCTTTCCGGCCTTTTCGACAAATTCGGCGAATTTGCTCATCGCCTCCACGGCCACCGGGGCGAATTCCACGGCCAGCTTTCGCTTGGTATTCTCAATCTGCTGCTGGTACTCCTGGTATGCGTCGTCCACCTCGCCCAGCTGCTTGACCTGGCTTTCCTCCAGCACGGCCCCGGTGTCCAGGGCTTTTTGCATGAATTCCTCAAGGCCCGCGCTTCCGGCGTCAATCAGCGGCTTTAACTCGCTGTAGCTTTTTCCAAAGAGATCATTGGCAAGCGCGTCCCGCTCGGTTGCGTTTTCGACCTGCCCCAGCGCGTCAATGACCTCCAAAAAGGTCTCCCAGTTGTCCTTTAAGGTGCCGTCCGTGTTGGTCACAGATACGCCTAGGTTTGCAAAGGCCTCTGTCTGCTTCTCCGCGCCGTCCCGCGCCGCGTCCATGGAGGCGGTGAGCTTTATCAGGCTTTGGTCGATGCCGTCAAAGTCCAAAAATTTGGAGGCGTATTCCAGCTGTTGCAAAAGTGTGGTGTCAAGTCCGGTTTGCGCGCTGCGGGTGAGAAGATCGTCCGCCCAGCGCCCCTGCTCCAGGGTGATCTCGTTCAGCTTTTGCACGGCCCGGAGTCCCGCGCTCACGCCGTCAATGGCAAGCTTCACGGCCCCGACGCCCGCGGCGACTCCGGCCATGGCGGCGACGGTCTTGGAGGAAAAGCCGTTGACGTGGTTCAGCGCCTTCGTCACGCCCTCCGGCAGATGCAGACCGAATTTATCGGCCACGCTGGAGACCTGATCCCCCAGCTTTTGCATTTCGTTCCCAGCCTTATCGGTCTCCTCGCCCTGCTCCGCGATCTCCTTATTGGTCTCATCCAGTGCCCGCTGAAGCTTGATTTCTTCCCGCTCTGCGTTATTGAGCTTGATCTGCCACTCCTGCGTGCGCTTGTCCGCCTCGCCGTAGGTTTCCGCGGAATTTTTTAGGGCTTCCCGGAGGGTCTTGACCTTGTCCCGCTGCTGAAGAAGCTGCCGCTCCAAAAGCTCGCTTTTTGCGGTCATGGCCTCCATGGTCTGCTCGCTGCCCTTGTATCGCTCTTGCAGGAGCTTCATTTCGGAATTAAGCACCTGGTTGCCCTTTTGCAGCTCAGCCAGTGTCTTTTTGTATTCCTGCTCTCCCCCGACTTTGAGGTTGAGGCCCACGTCTCTCAGTGCCAACTAAATCCCCCCTTGGATATAGCCCGATAAACTAAAACCTTTTGGCGTTTCGCTCTGTGCCGGCTTTTCCTGTCCCGCTCTGCGCTCGGCGCCGAAATGCGCGTTATACAGCGCAATCAGCCGCGCCGGATTCATTGTTTTCCAAAAAAGCTCCTCCGGCATTTTCAGCCGGAAAAGCCAGATTTCCAAAAACCGGGGGAAGTCGATGCAGTCACGCCCCGGCTCCCCCCGGTCTGTCAGTTTCCCGGATTGTTGTTTTTGTTTTCGCTTTTTAGCGCCGTTTCTGGGAACATTGCCCGGTTGAGCATTCCCACCATGTCCATCTCGTGGAGCATGGCGTAGTTATATTCCCGATGAATCGTCTTTATATCCACCGGAGGCTCCCCCCGCTCGGCCCGCGCCGCGTTGAGCATTGCACGGAAAAAGCCGTCGGCGATTACGCCGGGGATAGAGTTGTAAACGGCGCTCATGCTGCCGAATTCTTCCTGGATGGCCTCCAGGGCCTCCATGTTTGCCTTGAGGGTGTAGACTTCGCCGTCGTATTCAATCTCTTTTGTTTCAAGCTGCAAGCTCATTTTCTTTCTCCTTTAAGGCGTGGTCTGTGCCTGCGGGAATACCGCCTGGGCCCAGGCCTGGGCCTCTTCTTCGCTGTCGCAGATTGCCATCTCCGCCACGACTTTGCCCGTGGTATCGTCGTGCATAAAGCGTCCGGTGGTGGTTGGCGTCTGGAAGGTAATGCTGCCGTTGATGGTCTGGAGGTTTACGGCGGGCTGGGTGAATTTCGCCTTTGGTACGAAAAAAGCTGTGTATTTATCGCTGCTGTCGTCCACCGCGTCAGGCCCCCAGCCGGAGAAGCCCACATAGGGCGCATTGTCGCCGTCGGAATAGGCAACGCTTGTGATGGTTTTGGTCTGATCGCCGACGGTGACGCTCCTCGTTTTGAGTGTTGCCCCGAAAAGCTTCTGCTGTGCGGTCTGGTTCAGGACTTTCGCCTCAAAGGTAACGTTGCCCGCCACGATTTTCCGTCTCGTCACGGAAAGCGCGTCGCACGCCCAGAGGTCGCCCTCTGCGAATTGAAATTGCAGCTCCGCCCGGATTGGGCAGCCCGGAGTGAACGGCACGCCGTAGGTTACGACGCCGTTATTGTTGCTATACTCGGCGAAATAGACGCCGGAAAAACCATAAAGGGGCATTTTGTTCTCCTTTCATTTGGTGGTATCATCGATCCACTTTTCCATCACGCGGGCTCCGGCCTCTGCCACTCTCGGCCCGCTGGATTCCGCTGCCTGTCGTATAAAGGGCCGCGCCGCCTGTCCGCGCTTGCCGTATTCGTTCAAAAACGCGATTTCCGAATTGCGGGTTTTCTTCCGCCCGCGCGTCCGGCTGCCCTTGAAGGTGATCTTGCAGGTGCCGCCGTCGGATGTCTGCTTTGGTTTCGTGTGTGTGATATTGTCCAGGATATGCACCCGGCTCTCCGGATCGCGGACGCCCATCGAAAGTCCGGATTCCCGGACGGCTCTCTCGGTGGGCTCTGCCATTTCCTCCAGCGCCTCAGCGATCACGTCAAAGGGCACGTTTCCCAGCTGCTGAAACATATGATCCAGCTCCGCAAAGCCCTCCAGCTCAACAGTCGCCATAGACATACCCTCGGTCTGTCCCCTCGCACTCCATTACGTAGTGCTGCCCGTTCTCCTCGGCGGCGTCCACAATCTCCGGGCTTGTGAATCTTGCTCCCACAAGCGCCTTGCAGATTTTTTCAAGCGTAGGGTTGGGGTTTTCTTTATCCGGCAGGAAATAATGCACCTGCACGAGGTAGCGCGCCGCGTTGGCTACGTTCCCGGCGTGCAGATCGGGGATTGTCGTATAATTCCAGACGATGTAGCGCAGCAGCTCGCCGGTGTACTTTTTTGGAAAAACCGGCAAGCCGATTTCCGGAGTTGTCAGACAGCTCTGCAATCTCTCGGCGCAGCTCATCGGACAATCTCCTCCAGCATCAGCGTGAGCTCGTCAAAGCTCGCCGGAAAAGCGCGGATCACCCGAAAGCGCCGCCCATCGAATTCCGCGAAGCGCTCCCCCTCATAGTCCACTTTCTGGATGGTGACGGAGGCGCTTGCCTGATGTCCGGCCTTGAGGGACAGGTAGAATTCATTTTGGCTTGTCCCTTCCTCGAAAGTACACATCAGCGTCCGCCTTTTCGGCGCGTTCACTCCAAAGCCCTCCGCGTCCTGGTTGTCCGCGAATGTCAGGAGGTCGATTTCGTCACTCCACGGTGTGTGCAGTTCTTTCCTGTTCATCCCTCCGCCCCCTTCGCGTGCTCGCCGAAAATCTTGTTATTCATGGCTAGCCTCAGCATCCGGCCCATGGGCGCGCCCGTCACGCGCTCCCGCCATAAATACGCGGCATACATCAGCACCAGATCCCTGTCGCTCTCTGTCGGCTGGAGGGTGCAGCCCTCCGCCTCGATCCGCTCCATGGCTGTCTTGATTCGGGAAGTCAGACGGCTGTCATAGAGCTCTGACTTGATACCCAGATCCCGCTTGAGGTCTGACAAAAGCGTCTCCGGTATAAAAGCACCGCAGGACATGGCCCGCCTCCTTTCCGGTGCGCGGGCCGGATTCCCCGGCCCGCGGTTTCAAAGCTTATCAGGATGCCGCGCGGGTGACGGTCACGGTGTAGACCTTCACCGCGTTGCCGTTCTTGACGGTGACGGCGATGGTGTTCGCGCCGACAGCAAGGGCCGCTGCCGCGCCGTTGTTGACGTTCTTGGTGGTCGTGCCGGAGGTCACGGTGATGCCGATCTCCGCGCCGTTCTGCGCGGGCGTCGCAGTCACAACGGCGCTCGCCGTCGCGTTTGTCGCGCTGGCAGTATAGGTCACGGTGCCCGCACTGAAGGACGGGCTCAGGCTCAGTGCCCCGATTGTGAGGGCCTGGAGGTCGGCGTCGTTTGCGCTGTTGGCGGGGAAGTTCATCGTGGTCGTGGGGCTCTGATTCTGAATATTGATGGCGACAAAGCCCTCCGGGATCATGGGGATGCCGTCGGCGCGCTCCCTGCCGAATACCAGCGTCGCGTCCTTGACACGGAGCTGGAGGCCGGTTCTGTCCGTTCCGATAAATGCCGCCTCATGCTGCGCCCAGAGATACAGGCCAAAATAGCCGCCCACGATGTCGCCGTCCGGCATGAATTCGAGCACGTCGATGTTGCCGGAGACGATCGGCAGCACGCCGCCCAGCAGGGCCACCCATTGGCCGCTTGCCGTCGCCACGATTGCCTTGGATTCGAGGTATGCATAGGTCTTGGAGTTCATGCACCATGACAGCTCGCCGCGAGCGTAGGGGGTATAGGTGTTGCCGGTTGCGACGCGCAGCGCCGCCCAGAACGCCGCGCCCTCCAGGCTGTTTCCGTTAATGGTGATGATATGGGTGGAGTGCAGGTCAACCCAGGCCGGGGCGTCGGCGGGGTAGCCGTCCGGCTTGCTCTCCTGTGCCAGTCTCGGCACAATGCCGGAGGGCATTTTGTAGGCCGGGCCCTTGCCGTACAGGATCGCTTTGTCCTTGGCTTTGCCCAGGGCCTCAGAAATCATTTCGATGAGGTCGGCCAGGAGGTCGATGTCGCTTTCCGCGAGCATAGAGTTGCAGATTAGCACAAAGCCGCCCACCTTGCGGCAGGTCAGATCCACGGTGTAATACGCAAATTCCAGCTCGTTCAGCGCGTCGCAGCAGTCCTCCCAGATGCCCTCCGGCACCAGACCGCCGATGGGCTGGTGGACTTCTCCGCGCACAGTCCGCACAGTCACGCGGTTCATGAGTTTCGAGTACCGGAAGCGGTTCTCGTTCAGGATAGGGAGGATGTTCACCGGGATTGCGAGGTCGGCGCCGGTGACGGCGGCGTTCACTCCGCCGAGCTTCCGCACGTTTGCGATAAATTCCTTCGTTTTGGCGTCGGCCATGATTCCGGCGCGGTTCGCCTCCGGCAGCGCGTCAAATGCGCGGCAGTTCGCGGGCAGTTTCCGGAGTTCAGCCAGGGGGATGTTCATGCTCATCTTCCTTTCGTTTTTGGTTTCCGCGGCGGCGTTCGCCGGGGCGGGGATGGGCTCCGCTTCGAGCGCTTCCAGCTCGTGCCGGAGCGTGTTGATGGTTTCGTTCAGGCTGGTTTTTCTTTCCTCATGGGCTCTGAGGTCGGTGTCGAAGGCGTTCACCGCGTCCTCGACGGCCTCCCGCTCTTCTTTGGTCTCAGCCGCCTCAATATCGGCGGTGAGACTTTTTTCCCGCTCGGCGAATTCCGCGTCCTTTTCCTGGAGCGCTTCCAGCTCCGCCGTCCGGGCCTTGATTTCTTTTGCGAGTACAAGATTCCTCAGCATTGTTCTGCTCCCTTCCTGTTTATTTTTTCGCGCATCCGCGTTTTCCAGCTCTCCGGGGCTTCGATCCGCTCCAGCGCCGCCGGAGCCGTCATGCCGGGGGCAAGGTGCAGCGTCCGCGCCCCGATGAAAAGTCTGTGTCCGTCCGCGCTTGCGGCGATGCTCAGGGGCTCCGCATCCTCCAGGATTGCGTCCGCAAATCCCTTCTCGACGGCCTCGCGCCCGGTCATGTAGGTGGTTTCCGCCATCATTCCCAGGATTTCCCGCTCCTGGAGGCCCGTCTTTCGCGCGTAGATGGCCGCTTGCATCCGGTCATAGCTTTCCATGCGTGCCGCCTCTTCCAGGAGCTGTGCGGCGTTGTATGCTCCCCAGAGAATGCCCCATGCCTGGTGGATCATGATGAGACTTGACGGATTGACAAGCACTTCGTCCGCCGCGCACATGATGAGGCTGCCCCCGCTCATGGCCACGCCGTCCACAATGCAGGTGATCCTCATGCCCCCGCGGGAAAGCTCCCGCAGCCGGTTGTGGATCGTGTTTGCCACGTTTGCGTTTCCGCCGTAGGAGTTCATCCTGATTGTCAGCTCCGTGCATCGTTCGATTTCTTTCAGATCCTCCAGGAATTCATCCAGCAGGATGAAGTCTCCCTCTACCTCCTTGCCCGTCCAGTCTACGGGCCGCTTGTCGTAGATGTCGCCGTACATGGTGAGCTCCGCCTTGTTTCCCTCCACCGTTGCCAGCGCGTATGCCGTTTTTTTGAGGTTCACGTTTTTCACGCCTCTCCCCCTCCTGTGAGTTTTTTCTGATCGCCGAGCCTGTCCGCTGGGATATAGTTTTCAAGGGCAAGCAGCTCGTCCATGTCCTCATCCGGCGGCAGTCCCATCCAGTCGCGCCACTCATTGCGGCGCAGCGCCATGCGGTCAACCATTTCCGCCCCGGCCTTGACAAGCTCTTCCATGGAGTAGTTCAGCAAGCTCCGGCTGTTGAATCGGAAAAACTGTCGGGGGTCTTCTACAAGGCCGCGGGTGAAAACCTGCTGGATCATCTGCGCAACGGGCATGATCTCCGTGTTTACGAAGCTGTTCCACCAATCTTTCTGAAATTCCCCGACGCCCAAAACAAAGGGCGGCACGCCCAAAACGGCGGCGACGGTCTCCTTGTCCAGCTTCACAAAATCGGCAAGGGCCAGGTCGGAGAGCGTCAGCGG